GGTCAAGATCCTGCCGTGCCTTGACGAGGGCGCGATTTTTGTTCTCGGCATTTTCCAGCAGCCACCCGTTCGGCGACGGGAACATCTCATCCGCCACCACCTCGGCCTCCGCTAAGGTGGCGTAGGAATTACTCAGAGCGCCTCCGACAGTGGCGACCAGGGTGACGGGCATTTACCGCTTGCCCCGCTTGAGCTTCACGGCCTCGGCCGCTGGAGGCGCCTCGGCCAATGGCCACGCGCGCACATGATCCGCGTCGTTAAACGTCCGATCGTCCACCGTGACCGGTTCGCCGGTGTCCCGGGCGTAGGCGGTGAAGGTCAGGATCACCCGGTCTAACCGTTCCGAGACTGCCATCATGACGCCTCCTGAAAGCCTGCGAGCCGGGGAAGAGGCGTCGCCCCCGCCCCGGCTCAGTGGTTCGACTCAGCACTGCTCAGATTGCGACCCTGACTGCCAGGTTCGGGTTGAGCGTCTTGTAGCCCCAGAGCGCGTCCAGCGCCCAGATGGTGGCACCCAACCCGCCTGAGCCCCAAATGCGGGACCGCAGGCTCAAGCCGGTGAACGGCTCCACCACGGTGGCCGAGAGAATCCCCGGGCCGGCATCCTCCAGCGGCTGCATCACCAGGGCGAAGGCCTCGCGGTGGAACATGAGACCGATCGAGGTCCGGGTAGTGCTGGCCACCGTCACGGCGACCGAGCCCTGAGTCAGCGCGATGTTCGGCACGACCTGCACCGGAGTGGCCGGGCCGGTCGATCCGATGTTGATGGTGGTCTTAACCGCGTACTTCTGGGAGTCGCCCGCAATGGTCAGGATGGCACCACGGTTGTACGCGCCCGAGCCGGAGGTGCCGGTGATGGTGATGCTCGACGCTCCCGCGACCGGGGTGCAGACCGGGGTCGTCAGCGCCGGCGTGCCGGTGGCGAAGGTCACGGCATTCTGGTTCGGGAAGATGCGGAATCCGTACTTGATCCCGAGCTGGCCCGACCGCTGCAACTCGCCCGCGCCCGCATCGGTGTTCGCCTGCACGAAGGTCGCATCGGACTCGTACCCCTTCTGCAGCACGCCATCGGTCATGTAGGCGTAATCGTTGGGGTTGACGAGCGGCGCCTTGTTGTCGAATAACATCTTGCGGCCGATGCCGAAATCGGCGGCGACGCCGGTGCCAACCACTTCCCACGGGACTTCGAGGGTCAAGCCGGCCAAGTTCTGGTCGATCTGATCGGCGATGGCATTGGCGACCGGGCTGATGTGGTCCCGAATGAAGGCCTCGGGGGTCAGCGTCTTTTCCTTGTCGGTCAGCTTGAACCCGTTCCCGCGCCACTGGTCAATCAGCAGGTTGTCGTAGGCGGGGCTGACATCGGCGAAGGAGGCTTCTGCGATCGGCATCGCGGAGGTGGAGAAGGTCTGCGCCCGCCGCACTTGGACGGTATCGCCCGTGCCGCTTCCCTTGCCAGCGGCCAGGTCGCGCTGGACGTAATTGGACATACCGAGGCGCTTGTAAAGCACCTGGAGGCCGGCGTTGGCGTAAAAATACGGATCGAAGGCGAGTCCAGCGGTCAACAGATTGGCCATGTTCCGAGTGCTCCCAAATGCGAGGGGTGATCGTCTGAGCCAGTGCCCAGATTGTCAGCGGCCTCGCGGGCCTCGGACTGCTACGTTGCGGGCGCGACTTTGATCTTGCTGTAGTCGCCGCCAACCTTTTTGAGTGCGGCCTGAAACGTCGTGTGATCCCCGGCTTGCTCGCGGGTCAACGTCACGATCCCGCCACCACCCGGCCCGACACTTCCCTGCGCGCCCCCACCCGATGCACCAGAGCCCGCATAAAACCAGGGCTTCATCTCCTTGAACCGCTCGGCGAAAAACTTCTCCAGGGGCTCGCCGTTCGCATCGCCCTCGCGGTCGAGCACCTCCACCTTGCCTGCGGTGAGGCGCACAAAGCGGGCATACACCGCGCGGGCATCCTCCAACCGATCCGGCAGCACGCCACCCTTGAGCGCCGCGGCGTCCGCGACATCGAAGAGTTGGTGCTTCTCCAGCTGCGCCTTGAGCGTATCCCGCTCTTTGATGACCGGCTCAAGCTGCCCGCGGAGTTCCGCCTCAATCTTCTGGCGGAGCTTGGCGGCATCCGGCGCCTTGTCGGGTCCGGCGGCGTCACGCTCCTCGGACTCTCGCACGAGCTGCTGGTAGCGATCCGGGTCCACGTCCTTGAACCGCGCCAGCGAGGCTTGCAGCGTCTTCAGTTCGGCGCTTTGCTTCGCCTTCGTGGTCTTGAGCCCGGTGATGGTCGGGTGCGACTCCACATCGGCATCAAGGACGAAATCATTGCCCCCTTCTCGCGCGACATAGAACCCGCGTGCCCCTTCGTCCACCTTGTCCAGCGACTCGATGACGGCTGGCAGCTTGGCCATGGTCCCTCTCCTGGGCGTTCCGCCCGGCCTGCAGGTGTACGGGTTCCCCGTATCAGTCAAACGACAAAAGCCGCCCACCCCTCTCGGGGGCGAAGCGGCCTCAGGGGCCTGCGACAGCGATAGCCTACAGACTACAACTTATGCACTTGCCCTAAGCGCGGCAAGGATGCGATCCCGCGCCGGCGCCAGGCTCACGTCCGGGGCTGGCGCCAAGCGTCAACCTTTCTCCGCAGCGCGATCTCGGCCAGGATCTTGTCTCGTGCCGGCGCCGGCCGCTCGCCTTTCCGGAAGTCGCGCAGCGTCAACCGTTCGATACAGCGGCAAACGATGTGAATCGGAACCCCGGAGGCTGACTCCCCTTCGGTGCTGGTGAAGACGCCACCAATGTCGGCTCGGGCGCCATGAAAAGGCGCGCAAATCGGACAGACTCGTTCATCCCCAGCGGTGACCCACTCCCGCTCCCAATCCTTCGACGCGAGGTGCCCCTCTTGCACCAACCGATTCCACTGTACCGTACGCCCTTCGGCCAGGGCCCGCATACTATTTCCTGTGTATATTCCACCAGAAATCGTGAAGTACCCATAGGGAGTAGAGAGGTTATAAACATGCCCGGACCATGGACTGATGCCAACAGAAAGCACGCGGTCGAACTCTATCTTACCGGAATGACTTGCCAACTGGTCGCCGATTCCTTCGGAGGCGGGGATCGCACCTGGGTACAGGACGCCGTCGCACGAGCTGGCGTCACGAGAACCGACGGCGAGGCAAAGCGGCTCTTCTTTGCGAGGGGTGGGATTCACCCGGGGTTCCGCTTCAATGTCCCGGTACCCGAACTCATCGCCAGGTACGAGCGTGGCGAGAGCATCACTTCGGTCGCCAAATCCTTGCGGTGCTCGCGCAAATTGATACTTCGGAGACTGAGGGCGGGCGGAATCACAGTTCGCACCGAGGCAGAGGCATTGTTGCTTATCAATCGACAACAGGCGTCCACAAATGGGGCAAAAAGTCGCCCCGCTCATACCGGTTGGGGTGAGGATATTCTCGGCCAATGGCTTGTAGATCGGGGCGAAGTCCCCGATCCTCAATTCCCCGTTGGCACACGCAATATTGACCTCGCCCTCGCACCCGTCGCCGTGGAAGTCTGGCTTTCTACCAACATGCCGTTCCGGGACCGTTACTGTAGTCAGCGCATCAAATATCTCGCGGATCGTGGATGGAGTTCGCTGTACATCTGGGCCAGCAGACTTACCATGACCCTGCTGCCCACTGTCGCAGATCAGATCGTCCGTTTCGTCCAGCTCGCCCGCGCCAACCCACCCTCTTCCCGTGAGCATCGGGTGATTCGGGGTTGCGGAGAAATAGCGGCCATTGCGAGTTACAATCTCGACAATATTTCCTTCGTACCAACGTCGAAAGACTGCCCCCACCACCGCAGCATCAACGCGAGTGCTACCGGGTAGGCACTCATTCCCCGCAATGACTCGGGCCCGCTGGTTGAGCATCCGGGTGGACCGTCGCGCCACCATCCGCTCGATCTGGGCGGGGTCACGGCCGGCGGCTTCGAGCTGCGCGCGGAAGTTGGCCAGCGCCGTGGCTTGGGGCCGGTTGAGGCCAATGAGGTCCCGGAGGTTGCGGGCGAGGTCGGCGGGAGGTTGGCCCTTGGCAAGCCCAGCAACCAGCCGTTCCCGAATCGCCTCCCGGGTTTCTTCGGTGATCACGGTGATGCGGGACAGGTCCTGACGCTGAATCGCCGACTGGACGTCGGGTTTCAGGTGGGCATGGGCGCCGAGCTGGAGCTGCAGGTCGGGGAGTTTCAGGGTCGGCTGCGGGAGTCCGTGGAGGGCTTGGCGCCAGCCCAGCTCTCGCACCGTGGCGAGCCGCCGCTGGGTCTGCGCCAGCGCGTTCTGCAGCACCGGCCAGGGCACGCTGTCGATGACGTCTCGGATCGACCGCTGGAAGATCAGCGGGATCAGAGCGGGCAGGGACAGCGCATCCCGGAGCGAGCGAAGCGCGGTGAACATCTCCCGGCCGATGGCCCGCTCGATTTGGGAGAGGAGCGATTCAACCGCGGTCGGCGAGAGATCCGGGCGCTGGACGCTCATCACTCCTCGCCGTGGGCCGTCTTGTACGCCACTTCCTCGGCGGCCTCTGCATCGAAAGCAGCAATCCCCGACGGCGTCGCTTCAGCCACCTTGGCGACGCACGCGAGGCGGATCATCTCCGGATCACCCCATAAATCCAGCGCGTCGTACCATTCGTGGCCCGCCTTCAGCGCAGCACAGAGGGGCGCGAACTCATTGCGGGCGATCACACTGTTGGTGCCGTCCCGGAAGAACACCTTGACGAACCCCGGCTTTTCCCGCTCCGATCGGTAGCTCACGCGGCAACCGGCAGGGGAGCGGGCGCTGGCGGCTGCGCCCCGTTGAGCACCAAGGCGACGTCCGCTGGGACCGGGAGAGGCGGCGCGTTCGGGTCCGGAGTCACCGGCTCGCTGGCCATCTGGTCCTGCACGGCCGCGACCTCCGCATCCACGTCCACCCCCTGCAGCATCCGGCCGCCCTTCTGGATTTCGGTCAGCAGCGTCGGCAGCGTCAGCTCCCCCCGGTCCTCCAAGTCCATGAGCAGCCGAATTTCATCGGCGGTCAGGATCGTATCGGCGAACTCCCGCATCAACGTGACCGATCCGCCGCCCTGGTCGAGTCCGCGGAAGTCGGCGAACGCTTGCAGCATAGACTCCAAGGCGTCTTCCAAGCTCCGCACCGCGCGGGAGAGCTTGCTCTCCCCCTTGGTGTTCTCGATTCGGGAGGCCGTCGCGGTCTGGTCGGTGCCCGGCTCCCGGCGCAGCATGTCGAAGCCTTGACTCCCCATCCGCCGCTCGATGTCCTGCAGTTCCTCCCGCAAGGCCGCGAGGGCGGCGCCGGTGGGCTCCATGTACATGGCACTTCCACCGACGCCGATGTCGATCCCGTAGCTCGGGCCCACGGTCTGCTTGCCACCTTCGCCTTGCGTCTTCGTGCGCCCGATGAACACGGGAATCGGGATGGCGCACTTGTGCATCGAGTAGCGGCGGTCGCTCTTGACCTGGGTGTGGTCGAGGTTGGAGTTGGCCAGCCCAAGCAGCGGCGGGAGTGAGATCAGGACGCCGGTCTTCTTGCCCCCGTAGACCGGGAAGAACGGAATCCACCGTGGCCCCCGGATCGCCGACTCCGGCCGGGTGATGAGATACTCGGTCGCCGTCCCAACCTTCGCCTCTTCCTGCACCTCCAGCGTCACATAGGGACCGTTCGCACCAACCGACTGCCGGTAGGTGCGATAGCGCGTCACGGTCTTCGTCCCATAGGCGCCATCCAGCACCTCGGCGCGCTCTTCCAGTTTCACCATGCCGAGGCACAGCTTGCCCTGGATCACCGTGGTGGACCAGGCGGTGATCTGGTCGATGGTGATCTGCACCGCGTAGGGCCGAAGGTCCATGGCCCGCTGCTGCGCCAGGTCGAGGGTCGGATCGGCGGGGGGATAGTCCACCAGGATCGCCGCATGGCCGTCCTGGAGGGCCGACTCCAGCACATGCTGGGCGAACACCGCGCCGTGGGTCCGCTGCCCGTCAAGGTTCTCCCAATCCTCCTTGAGCACCGGCGGCACATCGTCTTCCAGTGTCGGGTCGTTCCGAGTGGCGAGTCCGACCATGGCGAGGAGCGTTTCGTCCAAGGCCTCGAACGCGAACGTCATCGCCAGCCGGGCGTTGTAGTCGATCATCTCCTCGGCTTCGAAGCGGGGCAGGTAGACCTCGCGCATCGCCTGAATGGTTTCGGTCCCCCCGCGGATGTCGCGCACCCGCTGCCAGCGTGGGCGCATGGCCTCGTAGGCGGGGCTCTTGTACTCCGGGCTGTCCGGGCCGATCAGGGCAGTCGTCATCGGGGTCTCCTCATCCCATCCGAATCCGGACGGGGGTGAACGTCGGGGCATGGCGAATCATCGGCCCCATGGCGTAGCGCAGCGCGTCGAACGTGTGCTCGTTGCCATCCATCAGTTTCGGCAGCACGTCGCTGGTGCGTGGGTCGGTCTTGTAGCGCCAGAGCCGGGCCTCCTGAATCGCCCGCTTGCAACGCGGGTGAATCACAATCGACTCGTAGCTCCGGAGGTGTTGAATCCCATCCTTGACCGAGCCGTCCCATTTTTCGCACGGCTCCACTTTCAGCCCGCGCCGCCGCATCTCGTTGATCGTCTCCGGCCGAGCGGAGTCGGCCCGGATCACATGGTCGGCGGCTCCAGGCACCGTCAGAAACGCCGCCAGTGTTTCGTCCATATCGAGCTGAATCCCGCCCGCCTCGTACTCCACCCAAAGCCGACTGTCGGCGGTCCAGCACCGGATGAGGACCGAGGGGTCCCGCGCGAAGCCCCAGTCGGCCCCGAAGTACGGCCCCTGCCAGAACTCTTTCGGCTCGAACTCCTGCACCTGCCACTTCCCGATGAGCACCTGGGCATCGGACCGGGACCAGGGCACCCCGTCCCAGACGTTGGCAAACGCCTCGGGATCTTTTCGCCGCAGTTCCTCGGCTTCTTCCCGCAGGACCTCGGGGAGCCATGGGTTGTCGTGATAGCCGACCAACTTGACGATCGACCGCGCCGGCGGATCGGTGACAAATCGCCGGTAGGTCGGGTCGGTGGCCATCGCGGGATTGAAGCTCACCCATAGTTCAGACCCCGGCTTCCGAATCGTGGGAATGAGTACCGTCCAACTGGCGTCACTGACGGCCTCGGCCTCTTCGACCCAGCAGAGATCAATCCCTTCGGTCGATTTGATTTCGGCCACATCGCGCCGCATCCCCTTGAACAGGAACTCGGTCCCATTCTTCCCAAAGATCCCGGTCTGCTGGACGGTGTAGAATCCGGAGAGGCCCAGCGCCTCGATCTGATCGGAGAGCAGCTTGTGGACCGAATCCTTGATCGAGGCCTGATATTCTCGGGCGCACAGAATCCGGAGCGTGGCCTGGGCACCGTGGAGCAGCAACGCCCGCGCAAACTGCCAGCTCTTGGCTGACCCGCGCCCACCGTAGGCGACGCGATAGCGCAGGGCGCCGAGCGGGGGCTCGAACAGAAAGCCAAAGGCGGCTGGGATCTGGACTTCAACATCAGCCGCCGGGGGCGACAAGGCGCACCGTCACATGGGTCGGAGGCAGGGGCGCGCCGTCCTTGCCGGTATGTTCGTGTTTCTCGGTCAGCATCCCCCGGTGCTGCATGGCCAATCGCAGCGAGGCGTTCTTGTCGTACATCTTGAACTCTGTCACCTCCACATCGAGAGCGTCCTCGCCCTTCCCCTCCAGGTATCGTTTGACCTTGATCGAGGCGACCGCCCGACGAGCCGACTCCGGAATTTCCTTCGCGCTCCGCAATCGGACCTGGTCCCCCGAGAAATCCAACACCCCCCCGATGTCGGAGAGTGCCAAGGTGTCAACTTCCGCCAGGATGCGATCGGCGGTGGTCTCCGACCGCTGGGCGCGGGCCTCCTGCAGACGGGTGATTTCCGCCTGCACGGTCGCATCTTTCAACAATCGGGCGCCTTGCGACTTCGCGGTTCTCTTGCTGTAGCCACACCGCGCGGCGGAATGCCCAGCGTTGAGGTCCTTGATGTATTCCGCCGGGAAGAGGAGCTTCCGCGGCGCGGCGGTGGCGGTACTCACGCTGCCACCGTCACCTGGTCGGCGCGGACCTCGGTCAACGCCTTGCAGTATTTGCACTGGTAGCTGGTGGTGCCCGGGAGGGCGTCGGCGTTGGCATGGATGGGACGAGCAGTCGCGATGGTACGGCGGGGCACCAAGCCGAGGGCGTGCGTGCAGCGCAAGCCACCCCGTCGACCGGTGCAGCGGATCAACTCCCCTTCGGCGTAGCGATCCTGCTTCACGGTGGCGGCTGCTGACACGAGGCCCTCGGCATCAGAGAGAGCGGCCTCGTGGGCCTGGCGACCACGTTGCAACTTAAGGACTTTGCGGCGTGGCGGAAATAGGCAGCGCGGGTTCTGCTGCGCCGTAGGTGCCTGGCCGGTAGCCTGCCTGGAGCCACTTGCGGCTGACCTCGGCGGGCCAGTAGAACTCGATCCACCGCGCGACCGCGTTCTGGTAACGCAAGGCGAAGAGCTGCGCGGCACTGAGCGTGAGTCCGCTCACGCCGCCACCCTTTCTGCCTCGTTGGGGACCCGAAACTGATTGATCGCGCCGCAGCAGCGGGCGCGCAGCTCAAACCCGACAGCGGGTTGCGATCCCGCTGGCAGGAGCCGGACCATCTTCATCCGCGTGGTGGGGCTGTGGCATCCCTGACACCGATACACCGGGGGCACCGGGGCCGAGAGCGGTCCAGGTTTCGGGCCCAGCAGGCCAGCCTCCGCGAGCGCGAAGAGCAGACGGGCCAGGGGCGCGGTGAGCTCGCTGCCAACCGGGGGGAGGGGATCGAGCGTCACGCCGTCTCGCCGTCCTTCAGCGGCCCCGGCCGGACCACTGTCCGGGTGCCACCGGTGCCGTATTCGAACGACATGCCCAGCGCTTGCGTGGCGGGATAGGGGTCCACCGGGGTTTCGATGCGGAGGATCCTCCCGTCCGCCAGCACGATTTCCG